GTACGTAGTTGCTTTAAGGCAGGGACATTCCTCAAGAAATTATCTATAAGTTTCTGCCCATCAGTAGCTTTAACACCAGCTACCTTACCTATCTTCTCTGCACCAGCCCCATAAATTAGGGCGTACAGGAAGGTCTTTGCTTGATCTCTTGTCTTGAGATTAGCCATGCGTTGATTAGCACTATGGATATCACCTTCGATAACTTCTTTGATATAGTCTTTATCTCCCATGTAATGTGCGAGTGCTCGTATCTCTAAGCCAGAGGCATCCGTACCTACAAGACTATAGTTATCTGGATCAGATACCGTCCAGCATGACCGACACTCCTTTCCATAAGGTGAGTAGACGGCTGGTACTTGAGCCATATTAGGAGTGTTATGAGCCATGCGTCCTGTTATAGTCTTTAATGTCATAACTCTACCATGAACCCTTCCATAATTATCTACGGCTGCAATCCATTGTTTAATCTGTGATACTCTCTTTTCTAATAGGAGATACCTTGCTATGACTTTTGCTTCGGGAATATCTAGCGTTGATAATATCTCATCACTAACTATTATATTTCCTTTATCTGTTTTTAGTTTAGGTATCCATCCCTTCGCCATAAGTTTCTCTGCTATTTGTTGACGAGAAGATGGATTAAATTTATCTATGTGATCTAATAAAGGTCTACCTGTTGTCTTATGAAACCTTTTGGTAACGGTAGTGGGGAATGATTCCTCTAATTGTTTATCCAATTCACTACACTCATCTTGAAATCTATTCATTAGAGTCATAGCCTGTTGTTCATCTAGATAAAAACCATCATCTTCTTGTTGGTTTATAAGCTCTCTGATCTTATGTTCTAGCTTAATAGATTTAGAGGAGAACTCAGAGCCTTCACTTACTAGACGCTTTAATAATTTAAAGGTAACATCGACATCCCTATTACAATACTGTAACATATGGTCAGTATATAAAGAGAAATCTTGAGGTGGAGGATCTTTAGGAAAGCCTAACCTATCTCCCCATGCTGCTAGTGAATGTCCTTTATCTCTGATAGGATTAAATAATTGAGATAGAATAAGCGTATCAATTATATTATCCATTGGGAGATTAGCGTCAGTTAGTTTATTAATAATCCTTCCATCAAAAGATATGCCATTATGCATATAGAATTTATCTATAGTCTTAGACCACTGAGGAAACTTAGTATAGCATTCTTCTTGTATAAACTCTGTGACCTCATCAGTCTTAACATCTCTAGCTACCATACAGTGTATCTGTGTAGCATCCAGAGCATCAGTCTCTATGTCAAGTACTACTCCTTTGCTCATGTACTTCTCCTGTATCTTGATTAACATATAATAATTTAATTGGAGGGATTTGTTTTCCTTTAAAGTTTTTATTTAATTGTTTTTGTTTATCAGATAAGATCCTATTAATTCTTGTTCCAGGTTTCCATTCTCCCTGACGTATAGCTAACTTCTTACACTCAACAAATTGTATATCTCCTTCTATATTTACAGCAATGAAATCAATCGGACCTTGATTAGTCTCATCAAAGATCCAGTATCCTTTAGATACAAACCAATCCATAGCTTTAAGTTTACACATAAAACCATCACGATGTTTTTGATTATTACTCATATAAATCTCCTCTCAGTCGAGCATGTTCTATGCGGTGACAATTAGCACAGAGCATTAGACATTTATCTAACTCTTCTAATATTTCTGGATGTTTAGACAAGGCTCCTATGTTTCTATCTAATGCATCACTAATTGAGAAATCTTTTTCACTAGGATCGGTATGGTGAAATTCATATACACCGTGCCATGTGAAAGAAACTTTACAGTGTTCACATTTATCTCCTTTGTATTTTATTAAAGCCCATTTAGATTTATGCCTACGCTTTGTTCTTGCTGTATTTTGTAACTTTCGATAATGCTTATGATGTTTATAATAATGTTCCATTTGGAACTCTCGTTGTTTATCTTTATTTTTGTATGGCATAATTACTTTTCCAAAGTAATAAGTTCAGCCTTATCTACTGGTACTTTAAAGAAGTATTCTCCTTCTCTTATAAGACGGTTAGGAACTTCAATCACAGGTGAGGCCTTAACAACATTAGCATCCATTCTCCATGCTACCTCACAGTCTCCCCTAATAATATAGAAGTAGAAGTTAGCAAAGGAATCGTTATCAAAGACTTGAACTATTAACCTGTTCTTTCTAAAGGGAATGTTTATATCCTTCCATACTGTAGGCCAATCACCTTCCCACATATGTTTCATTTCAACCTCATGGTTGTATGCTGTATTCTCTAGGGTGGACATTAAATCCACCCCATAATTTTCTTCTGTGTCAAAAACTGTATGACCTAATGATATTAGATATTTGGTTATACACTTCTTAGCTTTGCTATCTGCTTGTTTATATGCAATAGGATCAAAGCGTTTACGTTTAGATTTAAAAGGGTATGTCATTGAGATCCCCTTCTTCTGTGTGTTCACGTTCAGTATTGAAAGGATTATCAATAGAAGTCATACGTCCTGTATCTTTATCATAGTATAGGTGGGCTGCTACTCCTGTGTCACCTGTATACCTATTCTTGAGTATCCTAATCGTAGTTGTATTAGCTTCAGTCTCGTCCTCACTTTGTTGGTTTCTTTCTAAAGCTATTACTGAATCAGATAGGTGACCTATACTAGCTGACCCCCTCAGATGAGAGAGCGTCACTTCTTTGCCTTCTTCAAAGCCTTTATCACCTCCACGCCTACGTAAGTGAGACACTAAGAGTAGCCCTATGCCTGTCTCTTCTACGAGAGAGCGTAGCTTAGTCATGAGAACATCAATAGACTTACGCTCATCACCAAAGTCCTCTTGACCAGACACTAGAATAGATAGGTGATCTAACATGATCCACTTACAGTCCAATGCTCTAGCCATGTACCTAATACGCCCTAATATTTCATCATTAGATACAGAGCCAAAGTGATCGAAAGCAAATAGCCTACCAGTACCTAGGGTATTCTTCTCCCACTGGTTTAATTGCTCACGGTTAAACTGTTCACGTATTTCTTTAATATATAATCTAGCATTAGCTTCTACTGACATAATATTAAAGGCCGTGTTCTTTACGTTCTCTTCCAGTGCAAGGATACCTATGTTATCCTTTGTAGTCTTAAGGATATGGTGCATCAGTTCTCTGATGATACTAGATTTACCCATACCAGAACCACTGGTAAAGCAGACCAGTTCACCAGTACGCATACCATAAAGCTTTTCATTAAGCCCTTCCCAAGGGTAAAGGCAAGTATCACAAAAGTCTTCTTCGTATAACTGTGATCCTATATCACGTAGGTTTATGATACCGGCTGGGGTATAGGGTGCAGCGGACCACCAAGCTCTTGTAAAATCCTCACGTTTACCTATCTTTAGATACTCGTTGGCGTCTTTAAAATCTAGCTTAACAATCTTAGCTTTCTGTGGTTCAAATAATTCTGCTACACCAGCACTTGCTTTACGTCCAGCATCATCATTATCAAAACATAGGATAATATTATCAAAAGAGTTAAGGTATTCAAGGTTGGTCTTACAATCACGTACAGCACTAGCTGCACCAGATTTGATAGAAACACAAGGATACTTTGAACCAGATAACTCAAAGACAGACATAGCATCTATCTCTCCTTCACATACTGTAATATATTTCGCACTAGATGGTGGAAATAAATGTTGTCCAAACAATTGTCCTGCACTAAGGTTACCTTCGGTAAAGAAATTCTTAGGATTGTTTTGCCGTACCTTATTGGCTACATGACAACTATCCTTATCAAAGTAAGGATAGAAATGTTTATTTAATTTAGCGGTAACACCATATTTCTTTGCGGTGTTCACCGAAATGTTACGATCTGTTAATGCTCTACTCTCTCCTTGAGAGAGAACATTATTAATTACACCTTGAATTGGTGCCGTTGGTTGATGGTTCATAAAGTCTTCTCCTTTCTCTTTACCATACGTATCACATTTAAAACAATACCAATGGCCGTCCTCATACAGAACTCTAGCCATCTCTGCCCCACAGTCCTCGTGCGGCAAGCGGTCACGTACTACTTTGTTGTCATCCATATTAGCTCCTCAACGTCAGTGTTAGGATACTCCAATCGATCCTGATTGTCAAGCCCTAACAGTTACTACGTGTTAGTACGTAAGTACTACTAACACTAGTAACAGTTACCTTCCATCATAGGTCTTTTTAACAACGTCATCTATGAAGTCTAGGCCATCGGTCATTATCTCATTAGTCTCCTGTTTAGCTAACCTCTTCGCCTCCTTTTTAGAGTAGCCCTCATTTAAATAATCTGATGTTAATTCCCTGAATAAAGATTCTCTATCTCTTTCCCATAGATTTTTATTACTCATAACTCCATGTCCCTTTTATAAGTTAATTCACCTATTCTTTTATACGCTGCTTGTAATTGTTGTTGAAGTTCTTTTACATTCCTTTCCATTATCTTTAATTTATTTTCTAATTCTATAACTTCTTCACGTTTTTTTATCCAATCGTAACTTGGCATAATCCTTTTCCTTTTTAGTTAGGTGATATAAAACTATTTCTTTTTCTATTACCCTTCTCTTTTTTGCAAACTCTCCTTCCAGTTTCATATAGAATAATCTTTTAGCACATAGGTTTTTAAGATACATAATAAATCCTAGTGTATAGTTATATCAGATGTATCATACAGTATATCCTTATTAATATTATTCATAAGATCATGAAAATCTTTTGTTGATAATAAATTTTTATAAATCCCTTTACCAACAGCCATAAAAATTCCTGCTACCATTAAGGGATTGTATTCATTAACCCCACACAAATTACTTACTAAGTTTTGTACATCCTCGTAAGCCTTTTCAAATTCTTCTGCTTCTTCCATCTTATTCTCCACTATAAAAATAGAATAAGTGTTTACCTATTCTTGTTATAAACTCTAGTTTATTTATCCAGTAGGGATTAACATAAGACGCATGATAAAAGGTAGCTCCTTGTATCTCTTCATATACTACATTATCAATAGCCATTTTAGCTACACTTGAGGCTACCTTAAGTGCTTGTTTATCCTTCATAATTTCTAGTTTACCATCGCACCAATAAGAAAAGGCGCACCTGTTTCTAACAGGTACACCCTCCCAATATCGACCATCATGTACTACTTCACAGACCGTAGGTGGAAACCTATGATCTCTAACTCTTTCCATAATAACATTAGCTACAGCTAGTTGTCCTATAAATGGTTCGCCTCTCGCCTCAAAGTATACAGCTTCAGTTAAACATTCAACATCACTTTGTTT